CGTATAGCAACCTGTCTCTTTCAACGTGATCCAATGCAAGCAAATTCGCACGATAATCTGGATTTTTCTCTTCAAGAATTTTATTATCTGCAAGTTTCGCAGGAATAAAAGTGACTGATTTCGGAACCGTGTCCGGATATAACTCTGTTAATTCTTTTTCATTGTCTGCCCACATGAACTCATCGTTGACACGAACGAACCAACGAAGTTGTCCGGATCGTTCCTGAATCGGGAAACCATCTTTTCCAATCCACCAGCTAATAAACTTTGCAACCCATGAATCTGCATCGGGGTTGGTTGTTGCCCGAACGTAAGGCCGAACTCCGCATATTGACCGATTACGACTGAGCATATAGAAGAACATTTTCTGTGTAAAATGCGTGAGTTCATCAAAACAAATCAATGTAATCTGAGATCCTTGCCAATCCAGAACGGTTTTATCGTATTCCAAATGTGCAAACTTCACACTTGCACCTGATGGGAAATTCCATGATAAAACGGTTTGCTTCGGATCTCCGCCAATGTGAGGATATAGCGTTTCGGAAGTATCCCATAACCCGCCTTCACTTCTTACCTGGACAGACGTTCTCCTGAAAATGACTGCCCCGAACCCAGAATTACTAATGTGTCTAAGCGGTTCCATTAACAAACTAAACGTTTTTCCGGACCCGGCACTTCCACCAAATATGCATATATCCGCAGGAGAACTTAAGAAAGTTGTTTGTGGTCCTGCCTGCGGTGATATTTTTATTTGTTCGGATTCAGCCATTTTATCCCTTATATAATTAAGTGGTTATCAATTTCTGCAATTGCAGATAACAGTTTTGCAACATCTTCTTCTGTGCTGCAAAACGTATCGATCCGAATCCCAACATTAAACCCGTCGGGTTCTCCTCTACAAACATCCATGTGATATGTCATTTTATTGCCTCTTTATTTATTCTGTGTTTCCTACCCATTCGTAAGGTTCACCGTTCCGCATTAGCTGGTTGTTTCCGGTGAAGTTCACATATCGCTGGATAATTACATCACAATACTTCGCATCAAGTTCCATCGAATAGTTAACTCGTCCGGTTTGTTCACATGCCATGAGGGTGCTGCCTGAACCGCCGAAAAGATCGAGGACAGAACCATCTTCTCGGCTACTGGATCTTATCGCCCTTGCGCATAGTTCAATCGGTTTTGGGGTAGCGTGCCCGCCTGTGTCGGCTCGTTCTTCTTGTGAAGTCCGATCAAAATGCCACACGTTATTCATGTTGGTATGGGTGTTATCAAAATAAGCCCGTGTTGAGTAGTACTCTTTTTTAATCTCATCGTACTCTTTTTTAATCTCATCGTACTCTTTTTTAAAGGCTTCGCCCTTTGCCGCTTCTCGCATCTTATCATAAACCTCTTTGGTCGGGAAAGTCCACTGGCTTTTGCTTGTCCAATGGTCACGGGATTTATCAGAATGCCCGACAATGGACTTCATCGTAGGCACATCCCACCCCATTTTCATGCGTTCACCGTGTAGGTATTCCCGTATGGGTTCCCACCCTTCCCAATAATTATCAGCATTGGTATCAAATCCTTGCACGCCTTTCATAACAAATAAACACTTTTCATCAGCGGTTGCATAACTTCGGAACGCTGGTGCCAATTGTCCTTGTCCGTTCCCCTTGTTCCATGTAATGAGATTCCTAAAAGTTGCTTCGGTATTTTTAATCATGGGTTTTAAGATTGTAGAATAAATATCCATAAGCGGTTCATCAATTCCCCAACAATACCACGAACCCACATCGGTTAAAAAATTAAAACTGTTAGGAATCCATCGTTTATTAAATTCGAGGAGTTTGTCATTGTAGAGGTTGTCATTTAGAATCCCATCCACCTCTTTCCCCATTCCATAAGGAGGATCGGTGAGGCATAATGTTGCCAGAGTGCCACCCATCAACTCCCCAACATTCTCGGAATCCGTAGAATCACCACACATCAACCGATGTTTTTCCCCAAGTACCCAAACATCCCCTCGCTGCGTAATGGGTTCCTCTGGTGGTTCGGGTGGTTCGTCTTCTGTGATTTCTGACGGAGGTTGCACAGATTCAAGCAGTTCCTCAAATTCTTCTTCTGAGAACCCCACGGCTTCCATATCGAAGTCAGGAATGTCTGCAATCTCTTTCAAAAGTTCGTTTAATAAATCATCGTCCCACTCACCGCTATTTTTGTTAAGTGATATGTTCATTGCCTTTTCCATTCCATCATCAACATCCACAACGGAACAATCAATTTCAGTATAACCAAGTTCTTTTAATATCTTGAACCGCTGATGCCCGCCAACAAGAACGCCGGTTCTTTTATTCCAGACAAGAGGATCAACAAACCCAAACGTTTCAATACTCTTTTTTATCATCTGATATGCAGGGTCAGCAGGTTTCAAATCTATCCTCGGATTATACTTTGCCGGGTTTATATCATCAATTTTGATTTTAGTAATTTCCATCAAGGGAACCCCCGTTTGTTTTCAATTCTTTTTCCCGAATTATTCATGTTTCGTCATACTCCGCTTCGATTATTTCGGGTTGCGGGTCCCGGGAATTATCAGGAATATATACAACCACTCCAGAAGTATCACCGGTATTCACGTTCATAGTTGCAGCAGCCGTATATTTCCCAAGCCGCGTGTCCAAACTGTTCAGGGAGTTGGTGGCTTCCCGCAATGCATCAACTGCAGCACGATAATCTCCTTCATTAATTGCCCGGACTGCAACGCCTTCCAGCAACATGATTATCTTCTGCCTTTTTTCAACTGTGTTAATTTCTGCATCAATTAGTTTCGATTTGAGCTTGTCACTCCGCATAATTACGGCTTCATGTGCATCCTCCCGTTTTGCGAAAAACCGTTGTACTGCAGATGCTGAAATATCTTCCCCGGATTCACTGGATAATATTTTCGCAATCTTAGCAAATGAAGGCACCGGAATTTTACTCCGTAATTTGATTGCCCGCGGTTCAAGATCATATTCGGTTAATTTGCTGTATGCCATTTTATTTTCCCCTGCTTTGTTTCACAAATGCTGGCATTGTTTTACCTGAAATATAATCATCCAACATTTTAATTTTTCGCTTTTCTTCTATATCAACTTCCTCAGGAGTTAATTTTCTTATATTTCCAATCATTTGCTTACCCCTGCTGATTGTTTTCATAATCGAAATGGGTTTTAAATTTTGTTAATATATCGTCTGCTTCTTCTTGGTCTTCCGAAAGACGAATGATTGTTTTGTTTGCCTCCTCCATTGCACTACACAATTTCGATTCGATCGTACGTCCAAGTATTTTATCAATTCGATTTAATGGGCGAACAATTGCAACGGGGCGAACGAACCAACCGTATACCAATTCAACAGTGTAAAAATTATTCGTGTTTGAATATCTTATATTTATTTTATAATCATCTGTGTTTTTAGTAATGTTCGTTGTTTTCATTGTTTAACATCTCCTTTGGTTTCGTCCAGGTGTCTCACAGACTACCACTACGGTGTTTTCTATTGTTTTAGGTGTAATCCATCCATTCTGGAAATTAAACCCGTGTAATCGCTTTAAATCAAATCGGGATATAATCATTTTTCCAGACAGTTCATTTATTTATTGTATTCGGCATATCTGGTAATCGTCTATTTTAATAATTTCGCCTATTTGTTTTAATTTTTCAATGAGTATAAGGGGATCACCTACCATGCCTGACTGTTCGCATCTACCAATTACATAATCTATATCGACTGGTTTGGTACATACTTTCAAAATAAATTTTATCCATTTATCAACAGATTGTTCAATTTCTTCCGTCCGGGGCCCAATTTCCCCTCGGACGGATTTTTTACCATCTGCTGATACCGTTTTTGTGCAATCCGTCCGGGCAAATGGATGTTTTGCCCCATTGTTTACATATACATAATTATTTTTTTCATTTACGTTTTTTTTCTCCCCATGTACATACATAGGGGTATTTCCCCTCGGACGCTCGGACGGATAGGTATCCTGATGCCGATTAAATCCGTCCGGGGAGTTTTCCTGCCCTCGGACGGATTCAGAACTATTATCATTTGTTAGTACACATCCGTCCGTTTCTTTTGGTGTTCTGTAAATTATTGCACAGTTTTGCCAAATTGGTCTACGATTTCCGATAGATTCTTTACTTGCGTCATACCCTAATTTTTTCATACGTTTAGAAAAAACATTTTCATGTACTGGCTTAATTTGGTTGGTTTGGCACCAATCAACATAATGATTTAAGATCACAGATTTCAATACATCTTCTTCTGAATAGACAATACATTCATCTGCAAATACTGAAATTGGATCGGAGTTAATTTGATACAGTTTCTTGATTTCATCTGTCGTTAAATGAAGCGAATAATCGTTATTTTTCATGAGTCGATTCAGTCCATTTACAGCCATATTGAATAATCCAGATAATTCCTCTTTTGTTGTAAGTTTATTTATTATATCCTTGTCCGCATCTTCCCCTTCAAACGTCTTGGGAAACTTCACTGGAATCCATCTGCGGAAATATGCATAATTGTCTTCTGGGACTGGTGGAACGCGGTTAGCTGAAAATATCAGCCTGCATGTATTTTTGAATGTGAACGGTGGTTGATATATCTGCCTCGCACGGAGCATTCCCTCATCCCCGGTTAGCAT